CTTATGTAGAAGAGGAATTTGAAGGCGGAATCGTCAAGGCCGAAGACACCAAGCGAACGGAGGAACTGACTACGGTTGTTCTCTTCGTCGTGAAGATGGGTGACATGGCCTACAACGATAAGGATCGGTTTCCTACCGGCCCTTGGTGCAAAGAGGGGGATTTCGTCCTCACTCGCCCGTACGCGGGCACCCGTGTGGTCATTCATGGCCGCGAGTTCCGACTTATCAACGACGACAGTGTGGAAGCGGTGGTCGATGACCCCCGTGGTATCCGCCGCGCATAAGGAGTGATTTATGGCTAATGAAGAATTTAAATTCCCAGACGAGGTAGAGGCTGAAGTCAAAGCCACGCCGGGAGCCGATGATTTCAGCATTGAGGTCATCGATGACATGCCTCCAGAGGATCGGGCACACGCTAAGCCGATGCCGAAGGAGATCGTTGAGAATCTGGAAAAGGACGAACTTGACCAGTATTCAGACGATGTAAAGGAACGCTTCAAGCAGATGAAGAAGGTTTGGAACGACGAGCGTCGGGCCAAGGAATCTGCTGCTCGTGAGCGTGAGGAAGCCCTCAAGTTTGCTCAAGCCCAAATGGAGGAGAACAAGCGTCTCAAACAGCGCCTTGGCGTTGGTGAGCGTGTCTTCATCCAAGAGGTAACTAAGGCGGCTAACACCGAGTTGGCAGTCGCTAAAGATAAACTTAAGCAAGCTTATGATTCGGGTGATTCGGAGAGTATTGCCTCGGCACAGGAGGCTATGACCGATGCCAAGCTGCGTTTGAAGCAGTACGAAAATTTCCGACCCTCTTTACAAGACGAAGATTCGCGTGTACAAGAAAACCAACAGGTAACGACACCACAAGCGCCTGCTCCAGCTATCGACCCAAAAGCCGATGCTTGGAAACGGAATAACACTTGGTTCGGTGTGGACGAGGAGATGACCGCCCTCGCGCTCGGCCTTCATGAAAAATTGGTCAGGTCTGGAATCGATCCGCGTAGTGACGACTACTACCAACAGATCGATGCGACGATGAAGAGGCGGTTTCCGGAGGCGTTCGAAGACGCTGAAGAGGAAGCCAAACCTCAGAAGGAAGTGGCCAAAACCGCTCCCAAGCCCAAGCCGTCCACAAACGTGGCTCCTGTGACGCGGGGAACCGCGCCTCGTCAGATTCGTTTGACAGCTACGCAAGTTGCTCTGGCTAAGAAACTTGGCTTGAGTAATGAACAGTATGCACGGGAACTTATGAAACTGGAGAACGACAATGGCTGAGAATCGTCTGCAACGAGAAGTTGAGAATAGAGACGCCGCGCAGCGGAAAGCATCGTGGGCACCGCCCCAAACGCTCCCCGAACCGGAGCCGCAGGAAGGTTGGGTGTTCCGATGGATTCGGACAAGTATTATGGGTCAGGCTGATCCCACTAATACATCTGCAAAATTTCGTGAAGGTTGGGAGCCAGTCAAAGCTGCCGAACAACCTAAGCTAATGTTGCAAGCCGATCCCAATGGACGTTTTAAAGACAACATTGAGATTGGTGGGTTGTTGCTCTGTAAGGCTCCGGCTGAACTGATGAAGCAGCGTGATGATTATTACGCGAAGCAGGCGCAGTCTCAGATCCAGTCTGTAGACAACAACTTTATGAGGCTGAACGATGAGCGTATGCCACTCTTTAACGAGAGGAAGACATCGGTCTCGTTCGGCAAGGGTAAATAATTTCTTTATTGGAGTAACAAATGGCTTATCCTTCCGTTGACAAGCCT